AGAAACTAGCAGCCGTAGAGGGAACAATTGCCGGGTTTAAAATATCTGATACACATATCGGTGTTGATGATCCCAATCATAACAATGCTTATGAAGGATTATCCCTATACAAAGATTTCATTAAATTTTCAGATGAAAAATCATGGGCTGGGATTGGAACTAATGTGTTTCCACTTTCTTCGGGAATGTCATGCTTAGGAAGATTTGATTTTACAAGCTCGGAAGTAGATTCTGGTACTGCCGTTTATGCAAAATTCCGTCCGGCTGTAGACGATTTAGGCTGGTCACAGCAAACAGCAATCCAATACGATGGTAACATATACGGCATAGGACAACGTGCAATATTCGAAGATGGATATATAGGGCAAGCCTATACAGATGTGCTTACCACTTTTATAAAAAGGACTCATAATTTTGTGTTTAATGGTCAGTCTGTTGTTAACTTAGGAATGGTTTTACCAGGAAGAAGTAATTTAGGAATAAATAATGATGTCTCTTTTCTCTTAAGTATTGTCATTACATGGAACCCAACCACAGCTCATCGGATTACCTTAAAAGGTTCATCTGATGGTAGACTGTTAAACAATGCAGGAGAAGTCCTTAGCCCAGAGTTGGATTCAAATGGAGCAATTTCTTTGGGAAGAGGAAATACCCTTTTGCTTAGATATTGCTCCTCACATTATTATATAGTTAGCTATAGATATCAATAATAATTATGAAAATAGACTTTCGAAAAATAGAATTAACCGATCTCGAAGGGAACAAGAGTACCGTCGATGTATCTAAAGCATTCGGAAATGCGATTTATCAAAATACAGGTGATCTTGGAGAATTTAATCTTGCTCAAGATATATACCGGAAAGGAGAAGTTGATATATCCCCTGAACAAGCTAAATCTCTAAAAAAGTATACGCAGTTATTTACTCGTGTCATTGATCGAATAGCTGTCAGCAATGCTCTATCACAAGAAGAATAAATAAGTTGAAAACAATGGTAGCAAAAGGAACGATCATAAAATTAGCAGTATCTATTGAACTACCTTCGGGCTTGACAATGGATGACATAGATTTCGAATGCAAGTTCTCTGTAACTCTCAATTCCCAGACGATCAAGAAGTCGGAAATGGTACGTAATGATAAGAACAGCTATACTTGTTTCCTTGATACCAACATCATAGGGAGGGGAGAAATTTGGATAGAAACCACGGCTTATCTTCCTGACACTGATTATGAAGGAGGAATAAGACCGGAGGTAGACAAGTCGGCAACCGGAATAAGAATTGTATAATATGGGATGCATACGGGTTAACATAGAAGCCTCGAAAGGAATAAAGGTGGGCACATCTCCTTTGTCTGGGATAAATGTCTCTGTAAATCCCAGCCGTTCAATTAAAGTGTCGGTAGGGATTGTCTGTGACGTTGGCAAAGATGCTTATTTGAGAGTAGAGCCTGATTACATCTGGTTGATGCCCTCCAATAACTTTGAAGATAACGTAGATGTATTGTCAAATGTGGTATGGACCACAGCAACAAAAGAATAAAATTTTATTGTTTAATTACTTAATGATTTGAATTATGGCAAAGCCTAGTTGGTTAAATTTAAACCCTTCAACTGGAAGCGGAAATGGGACAATTGCAAACAGTGCAAGTGCTCATACAGGTCGTACAGCTAGAACCGGTACGGTGACAATAACGGGTGTCGGAGTATCTACTCCTGCAACTTATAAAGTAACTCAAACTCCTAAATCCGAGTTTGCATCTTTTGATAACGGAGCGGAAATGTCTGCGCCCAAAGCTGCCGGGACTGTCACAGTTGAAGGTAAGACTAATTCTCAAAAGCTGACCTTTGCATGGGCGGGTAGCGTATCAGATGTTCCCATTCCAGCGAAATATAGTGCGAATGGGACACAGACAGATAATGCGGCTAGCATCACAGGTGACCCAGGTGCTACAGCAGAGTTCCCATTCTCCATAGAACTTGAATTCCCAGCAAATGAAACTATTGAAGAAGTTGTAAGAACATTAAAAGTAACCGCAAACGGTGGTCAGGCTGTACAGATTGCAATCAAACAGGCAGCAGGAGACGCAAAACTATCCGTTTCCCCAACAGAAATTACAATTCCTCAAAACGGTTCAGCTGTTTCCGTTGCTGTTACGTCTAACACTTCTTGGACTGCCGCATAATGGATATACTTGTACCTTGGAAGGAAGGAGAAGGAAACATTGTCATTACGCCCGGCCCTAATGGAGCCGCAAGCGTAATGAGCGATGTTGCCAATGAAGGATTGGACAGGCAACAAACTGTCGTGTTCTCGACTACTAAGGGCAATAATCCAGTTTCCGTTTCTACTACGGTATCTCAAGAAGGGAAAAGACAGGCATTTGCAGTGACCGAAGGACGGTTTATACTGTCTGACGGCAGTACGTTTAACGTTATAAAGAGTAAGTTCTATGAGTGATTATAACAGTCAATATTCGGGAGCTAGGATTGAAGAACTATTGGCAATGATACCCAACTTGGCTAAAGCAGACCTCTCCAACGCTATGACGGTTTCTTTGGGAGCAAACGGTTATGCCAAGTTCAATAATGGGCTTTTGATACAGTGGGGGACAAGAGTCGGAGCAACCGGGGGGGCAATTAATCTGTATTTTCCTACCAGTTTCTATAATACTGATTATAACATTTATTTCACTGGAGCAGTAAATAATACAGGTGAATCTTTTATATATGCTCCGGGGTATGACCTTAATGGTAAATATACATCATATTGTAGAGTTCTCACCCGTGGAATAAATTCAACTCCGGCTATTGTTTGGACTAGCTGGAATTTTACATGGTTTGCAATTGGTAGATGGAAATAAGGAGGTAATATTATGGGAAAAATATATTGGAAAAATGGTTTCTATGATAAACCACAAGAAGGAGCAGTAGAAATATCGGTGGAGTACTGGCAGGAATTGCTTGACGGTCAATCATCCGGAAAAGAAATCAAGGAGAACGAAAGCGGTTACCCGGTATTGGTTGAGCATGAGTACACCATTGATGAATTGAAAGAGATAAAGATCGCAGAGATCAACGCTTACGACAAGTCGGATGCTGTAAACTCCTTGACGCTGGACGGAAAACAAATATGGCTGGATAAAGACACCCGTGTAGGATTAGTCAACTCAATAAACATAGAAAAAGAAGCGGGCCGGGTATATACTACTTTGTGGTACAATGCGGAGAAGTATGTAATTCCCGTAAATGACGCTTTAAATATGCTTGACCAATTAGAATTATACGCTCTTGATTGCTACAATACTACACAGGCTCATATTGCAGCCGTGAAAAATTTGCTTAGCAAAGAAGAGGTTAATTACTATAATTATAAAACCGGTTATCCGGAGAAACTCAATTTTGTATTATAAACTATAAACAGATAAAGCTATGATTCTACTAGTATTAATGTCGTTCATCCTCATTGCCGGCTACGTCTTTGCAATGATTAAAAAGATGGAGGAAATTCCTTACTCTATCAGTGACACCTACTATGCCCTGACGCATAAGTTTTGGTTCGGTTTGTGCATGATCGGCTCCGGTGCATTGCTTCTTCCGGCAGCTTTGGAAGCAAGCACGGAGAACAGTCAGTTTCTTGTATTCCTTTCGGTTGTCGGGATGGCTATACTTGGTGTATCTCCCAATTTCAAAACAGAACAAAAAGTTCCTCACTGTATCGGTGCCGCCATGTCTTTAATTTTTTCCCAGATATGGGTAGGTTGCAATAGTTGGTATTGGCTTTTATTATGGGCTGGATTCATTGCGTACATGGCTATCTCCATGAGTGAGCACTGGACAGGCAATTTCATCTCTGACTTCATAAAGAGAAAGCCTATGTTCTGGATTGAGGTAATTTCGTTGTTAACCGTTTATCTAACTTGTATCGTATGAAAGAAGCAATAGTACATACCACAACCGGAGGATTTGCCGCAATAGCCACTGCATTTGTTGCCGAATCATTGCAAAATATGATTCCATGGCTGATTGTCTCATGTGCTGTAATCCTCTGTGATCTCCTATTCGGAGTAAGAAAAAGTATACTAATGGGTGAAAAGGTCAGATTCTCACGTGCGATCCGTGCCACTATGGGAAAGATGGTCACTTACTTCGCTTTCGTCTGTATGGTTTGTATGATTAGCGTAGCAAGCCACAATGAATATCCTATAGATGTGTATTCCTGCTTATTGGTATGCTTCATAGAGGGATGCTCGATAGTCGGGAATATACTGAAGCCCAAAGGGATTAACATCAATCTTATCGGGGCTTTGGGCGTGTTTGGTAAGAAGGTGTTTAAGGTTGACAAGGAAGATGTGAAGGATATAATCGAAAAAGAGGAAATACATGAATCAAATAAATAAAATCAGCGCCTTAGCCAGCAAGCTTCTATCCAAGATCGGAATAGACGGAATGGCTCACATTATAGTATGCCAGAACTTGGTTATGTGGCTATCGAAATATACGCCACTATGGGAAGCAATCATTATAACCGTCGTAATCTTCGTTCTGAAGGAAGTATACGACAAGTACTGCAAGAAAACAGAGTTTTCAATTAAAGACATCATCTGTGATTGCGTGGGTCTGGCGTTGGGAGTATTAACATTGATATTATAGGAGGAAATAAACATGAGTTTACCAAGAGGTTTGAGAAATAATAATCCGGGCAACATCCGGATCACAAAGGATAAATGGCAGGGATTGAGAGAAAAGCAGGAGGACAAATCGTTCTTCCAGTTTACGGAAATGAAATGGGGTTACCGTGCCCTTATCCGAACCTTGCAAAACTACCGTAAAAGACACGGCTGTCAGACGGTGGCAGATTTTATCCACCGGTGGGCACCGGAGAACGAAAACAATACAGCCGGATATATCAGCCGTGTATGTAGCGAAATGCAAGTCCCGAACACATACGTTCCGGACATCAACGACAAAGCAACCATGTGCGCTTTTGCTGCTGCCATCTCACGTGTTGAGAATGGAGTTCCGGCTGTTATGGCTGACATAGAAGCCGGATGGGATTTATTATAAACTTTAATCAATAGGAGGAACAATCATGGCAACAATAAATTTGGAGTTCAAAAAGAACAGTAGCGTATGGTATGCGGAATTTCAGGTAAATTCCGATTTCAACATCCATTTGGAACGCGACAACTACGGTCGGGTAAGTATCCTTCAACGGACGACAAATGAGGGGAATTTTGAGTCCGTTGTTTTGCCCGGAAGTCTTGCGTACAATGCAGGGACGACTATAGACTGTGATTTTTCGGCATTGGTCTATCCAAAGACAATCCGCGTCGAAAGTGACAGCGAAGTTTTAAGTGGAACAGTAACCGAATCCGGCAATGAAGCTTAACAGGTTGTCTTTAAATGTAGTGGGGCTTAACCGGATCGGCTTAAACCAAATCGGTTCGCCCTCCCGTGGTTCGTCTTCCGGTACCGACCGTCCCTACATCGACCCGGAAGTCTTAGCCTCCTTGAAAGCCGTCTGCATCTGTTATGGTAAAAGCAACGACGACCCGGACAGGGCTGTTGTCAAGAACTTGGTGGACCCTGACAATCCGTTTGTAATCAGCAATGCAGCCTTCAAATTGAATAGTGGGTTTGGTGAGTATAAAGAGGATTTTACTACTTGGTCTAAAGTTGCTGGAACTTCTATTATTACTGATAGTAAGTATGTTCTTACTGATGAGAAGGCTATAACAAATGCTGGTTATTTCTTATGGAATAGATTAGCTAAAGATAGCTTTAAAGTAAAGATAAGTAACATACCTAATGGTGGGTGGATGTCTTATAGATATAGGATAACAGAAGAAGATACTCAATTTTCATCCTTGTCTATAAGAGAAGATGGTATTTATACTCTGCCTGCAACAGTTGCAGGTAGTGATGTAGATTTCTTTATAAGTACTGCCTCTGCTCCTGCCAAAGATTGGGTTGGACTAACTATCACTCAAATCCCCTCTTTCGAAGGCGCATTCGTAACCGATGGAGTTAACGACCTGATTACTTCCACCAAGACCGTACAGGAGATGGGAATAACAGAGGCTTGCACTGTCATTTCTATGATCCATCAAATTGATAAACCTAGTAATTATATTACTACAAATAATATTAGAACTTCTGGAAGTGTTGTAGGTAGAAATGTAATTAGTGGAATAGGTAAAACTGGAATATATGGATGGTATAAAGACAATATTCAAGGTTCTACCATTAATGTAATAAATAACATATTAGGAGATAAAGCGGATTATACTGTCTCTGCTTCTAGTAATACTACTATTGCTTCAAAGTTTTATGTAGTTGGTTATGCTAGTAATGATAGTATTAACGAAACTTCTTCCGTAGCTTGGTACTGGACAATCATCGCCAACAAGGTGCTGACTACCGACCAAATCAACCAAGTAATCGCCTACTTCAACTTGGATAGAACTCTTAACCCTGATATACTGTGTAATACCATCAAGCAGGGAATCACCAACGAGAACCACGCAGAGTTTGGCGACAAGCTGATTGACTATTCAGGTAACGGTAGGGATATTCAGCTGAACAATATTGCTTGGAAGGGGGATTCAGGTATTGGGAAGTATGAGGTTGATTTTCTCGATTCTAGTATATGGAACAGTAGTAATTCAACTATAACGAGTAGTAAGATAGATTGTAAAAATGCTATAAGTCATATTATGCTACTGTATTATAGCGTAGGGAGTAAAGAATGTCCAGACATTCCTTCGTTTAAGGTTATTAAAACAGGAGCTGATATTGATTATAGCTATATTGATGAAACTGGGTCGCCTAAATCAGTTAAAATTGTAGATGGGGTGAATATATTACCAGCTTCACATAACACTTTGTATAGTGGCTCTGGTCGATTTTGTGGTTTTGGTAATCTGGGTATGGGTAATAGTGTTACCATCACCCAGATTCCCTCCCACGCAGGTGGTCTATGCCTTGACGGAGTAAATGACTTCGGTAAGGTGACAGGGATGCCGGTTTACAAGGATTATACTATTATTGCTGATTACGAAAGAATTAGTGGTATAGAGCAAGCATGGGCAGAAGCTCTTATTTCTAAATCTTATATAGCTAATCAGGGAGCTTTTGTTTTAATGGAAACAAATGGGATGGCTAAACACTCATATTCTTTTGGAGCATATACTACATTTAATAAAGATGATTCTACAAGAACTTTATTATATCAAAGCAAATATAAATGTGGAGATGTTGATTTAAATGCAGGTACAGGAATTGACGGAGATACTCTTTGGCTAGGAACGTATAGAGATAATTATAGTAGTTTCTTCAACGGGGCTATCTACTCTCTCATGTCCTTCCCTTATAGCATGTCCGAGTTCTTGATAGAGCGCCAGTTGAAGAAGCACAAGCTGGGTACGCTGTATCCGGATATGGTGGAGTTTAGACCGATAGTGAAGAGTAATCTACCTTATTCTTCCATAACCTATTCTGTTAATCCCGGAGAATATATCTCTGTAGATAGCATGGTTACCATCACTGTAACGTTGCCAAATACCTCTGATAAGCTAATGGAGGTATCGTGCAATGCTATCAGTGATATATCCATATCCGGTGACAATGGCGTTTACGAGATTACGGGAAAGATAGTCAAATCCCCTCAAAAGATAAACCTTGTTATCTCCAGCTACTTGACAATGCTGAATAACGAGACTTTAATTTCAAATGAAACATTAATTAAAAACGAATGATATGGAAAATTTAGAAAAGATACAGGAAATCGGAACTACCGAAAAGGCTTGGATTGAATATGCACAAGCTATCGACCGAAACAACGAAAATATAAGAATAGCGTTAGATGGTATTATTCGCAAAGAAGTGCTTCAATCTACTATGAAAAGAATAGCTATTTATGTCCCTTTTCCCAACATGAAATTACCTATTTTTTTGAAAGTTCAATGTGCTTCTCCTACAGTTCCTGTTTTTAATATATATTACAAGGATAGCCAATCCGGAACACTTAAGGTTTACCTCAAAAATCAATCATTTGATACTGAAATAGAAATTAATATTCAGCCCGGATATCCTTATTTATATATCTATTCTACGAGTATTGATGATGAGGTAATCGAACCTGTAGATTATTCATTTACTTACACGACTCCTGATTCTATGGAATATATACTAAATAACATAGATTTGAAAGGTTCTAAAATTGTAGCATTTGGAGATAGTATTACAGAGCTTAAAGATGATAAAGGTCGTAGTTATAGTGATTATATCGAGAAATTTTATGGTGCAAAAGTGTTTAATGTAGGTATTGGGGGCACACAGATTCGCCAGAGGACCCACCCTGTAGAAACTCCTACTAGCGAATTGCAGGGATATGCCGCACTGGATGTTATAAACATGGTGAAAGCCGCTTGCTCCCAGGATTTCACTATGCAAGAAAATGCTGCGACCTATTTGAAGGAGCTTAAAAATAGTGATAAAACAGCTATAATTGAGTTGTTGAAGTCCGTAGATTGGGATTCTGTTGATGCAGTTACAGTTTTTGCAGGAACAAATGACTGGCCTTCATATTCTGCGACGTTAGGTGAAAGTGGAAGTACGGATATTGGTAAGACTTTAGGAGCTGTCAATGAAATTATAAGATTGTTATCATCGACATACCCTCATGTGAAAATCTATTGGTTCACCCCTATTGTTCGATATTCGTCTTACTCTATTTCCGAATGGGATGATAGGTATTGGAGTGATAGGATGGGTAGCACTGAACAACCATATCTTCCACAATCAGGAAGCAATGAGCCTAACACCTCTGACTCATTGAAAAATGGGACACTTAAAGATTTTAGTGAAGCTATTGAAAATGAAGTAAGACTTAACCATATCCCATGCTGTGATATGTATAATACGTTGGGGTGGAATAAGTATAATTTCAGCCAATACTTCAATGATAATGATGGTACACACCCTAAAAAAGGATTCAAGGAAATAGCTAAAAAAATTGCTTCCTTCCTAATCGCAAATAAAACGTTTTAATAGCAATTATGAAATACATTACATTCCCCACAGCGAATTTGAACGAGATACCGCAGGAGGTACTCGATGAACTGCACTTGGTTCCGAGAAAGAGCGTTGACGGTACACAGGTGATTGTGAAATTGGATCACTATGAAAAGTTGTTCCCAAGTATCATGACTTTGCCGTTACTGGACGAAGAGGAGACTCCGCAAGAGCCGGTTTACCCTTATCCGGTATACGAAGGCGAAGAATTGAATACTTTGCTGGCAAGTTCGGAGTGGTCTTCAAGCGATAGTGTTTTATGAAAAACTTGCTCTACATCATTCTATTGACATTGGCAATATGTCTCACATCCTGCCGGAGCATCAAGTATGTTCCGGTAGAGACTGTGAAGACGGAGTATAAGACACGTGATAGCATCCGTTTTGACAGCATCTATGAGCATGACAGTATATTCCTATTCGTAAAGGGAGATACTGTCTACAAGGAGAAGTATCGGTATAAATACCGGTATCTGACAATTAACAAAACAGATACGGTTATGCTGACCGATTCCGTGCAGATCCCTTATCCGGTGGAGAAACAATTAACCCGGTGGCAGCGGATGAAAATAGAGCTTGGCGGCTGGGCTGTTGGCGTAATTGTAATACTATCTATTGTGTTAATGCTTAAGCTATTCAGAAATTAACCGGCACTATCTTCACAGACCGTTTCCGGTATGAAAAGTTTAAGTTTCACTTATATAACAATTTCCTACGGAAAAAGGTTTTAAAGGAAAGGAGGATAAAATGATACATTAATTAATTCTAAGTACTAAGTTTATCCGGTAAAGTAGAAGGCCGGTAATCGTTAACAAATGACCTTCAAGAGTTATACTTTGTGTTTGTCCCTGGCTATGTAGTCGGGGATTTTTTTTTATTATTTGTCGTATATAAAATAATCATATATATTTGTCCAAATAAAATTGATATGCTATGGAATACTTAGATGAATTTAAGGAATTTGTAAATTACTGTAATCAAAATGGTAAATATGTTGGTTGGGGAAACCCTAACTCTAAAATACTAATAGTGGGTAAAGAGTCTGCAATGGAAGAACCTGATGAGTTTTATAACAGCAATGCATCTATGTGGGATAATCATGTTAGTAATGATACAATTATGGAGTTATGTCATAAAGTAGAACAAGATGTTAACGTAGCAAAAGGGTGGGGTGTAAATACTTGGAGCAAGTATCAGAGATTAAAAGATTATATCTATGGCAGCGAAGGATTTCACAATCGGTATGTTGATTTCCCAACTCAAATATTTACTACCGAGATAAATGATGCCCCTAGCCTCCGAACTGCTCAAGCCGATAAAAGTGGAATTTCCTCACGGAAAGAATTGTTCCAGGTATCCTCCTTTATTCAAAGTTTTCCTGTGATTATATTGGCATGTTCTAATTATATTCAGAATAATGACAATATTCGCGAGATAGATAAGATTTTTGGTGTCACTTATGATGGTGATGATGTCGGTAGATTTTTGTTTAATAAAGGGAATTGGTTTTATACTCATCATGATGCCAGTGGTAGAAAACTTGTAATCCACACTCGTCAGCTAAGTGCGGATGTAAAGGATGATATGTTAAAGGAGATGGCAAAAATAATAAAAAAACATTTGGAAAGGTATGTTTGATTTATTAAATCGCTATAATAAACAGGGATGTTTAAAATTTACAATTAATGACAATTTGAATAGAGAATGTGAGAAGGCTCAAATTCCTGATGATTGTTGTGGAGTGTATATTGTATATGGCTATTTTAAAGGGACGAAGGTTCCAGTTTATATCGGAAGTTCAGGACATATAGAAAATGGAAAGACAGTGCATCGCAAAGGAGGACTAAAAAGACGAATAATTGGGAAGCAGCAAAAGACTCCTAGATGGAAACTGTGGCCTGAAAAAATGCGTGCGCTATCTATCTGCGAATTGGAAATATGTTGGTATAATACAGAAAATGACAATCCGTTACTAGTAGAATACTGTTTAATATTGGAGTCTGTTATACAAAATAAAAGATTACCTCTTTGGAATAGCGAATTAAAATTGAGTAGGGAATTGAAAGGTGAGTTTGAAGATTTTGTAAACAAGAAGAATATTGAATGTTTAAAAATATAATATGGAAAATAAATGCGATCATAACTTCGTTCTAGAATTATGATATTTTTGTTATTAACTTAAATAAGTCTCCAGTATGAATAGAATTATAATTATTGGTAATGGTTTTGATTTAGCTCACAATTTAAAGACCGGATATAAGGATTTTATTAATGACTATTGGGCAGTTGTTGAAGAACAGGTATATGGTAGATACTGGCAGTGGTTAGACCAGCATTATGGAGGGTCCAAACACATCCCTGAAAATTACAAAGATAATTTTGTGTGTATTGAAAAAGAGTGTGGTAAAACTGAAACCAATAAAGTTTGTTTTTCATATAATGAAAATAGTCCTTTTGGAAAACTATGTACATTAATCAATGAGTATAATAGTGTCCCTAATACATCAGTGACAGTTCATTTAAAGTTCAAAAATCGTTTTTTTGAACGTATATCTCGTCAATGTTCCCTCATTAATTGGGTAGATATAGAAAATGAATATTATAATGCATTGAAAGAACTACTTCAAGAAAGAAATCCTCAAAAACAAAGTGAAAGCATTCGGACATTAAACAAAGAATTTGATGATGTTAAAAGACTATTAGAGGAGTACTTGACCAAAGTTACTAAAAATACAGAAATAAGTATACACCAGTCAATCCAAGAAGCTTTTTCGAGTTTTGTAGAATTTGATGAAATTGCGACTTGTAAACAAACGGCATTCGTTGATTCTATTTTTTCAGAGATGTTCTATTCAGGAGATGATATAGACTTCCGACATGATAAAGAAAATGACCCTCAATACAATTTATGTATGACAAAAGAGGAAGAACAAATGCTATTCATAAAAAAACATATCAATAAGAAATCTTTTAAAGAGAAGTATTTTATACCAAGCACATTAATTCTCAACTTTAATTATACAAACACCGCAGAAAAATTATATGCAAGTGATAACCCTAAT